TTGATGAAATTTTGGCGTTCGCAAACCCGGTATTTCAATGCCGGGTTAGAACGCTTCCACCTTGCATATGGTAGTGAATATGGTATCATAAAACCTATGAGCACATATGGTGAACGATTCACACATGGTAGAACTTCAGTGTACAATCTGAACTACCACATCATCTGGTGCACGAAATATCGTCGCAAAGTACTCACGAACGGCGTGGACGAGGATCTGAAGACCATTCTGCACGCCATAGCGGCGGAACACGGCTATCGCATACCGCATGTCGAGGTCGGCTTGGATGACCATGTGCACTTGTTCGTGTCCGCGCCGCCGAAACTAAGCGTGAGCAGCATCGTAAAACAACTGAAAGGCACCAGCAGCCTGCGCTTGTTCGCCATGCACCCCGAACTCAAAAGCACCTACTGGAAACGAAAAGGGGAACGCAGCCTGTGGTCACCCAGCTACTTCGCGGAAAGCATCGGCGCCGTGAACGAACAAGCGGTCGCCAAATACATCGACAACCAAAGAACCAAGGAGCGTGAACGCTCATGACCAAACGCAAGATCGCGCAACGCATACCGTTCACGCCGTCGAAAACGCAGGCGCAACTGTTGGAACAGTGTTTCGGAGATAGGCGTTTCGCTTACAATCAGCAGGTCGAGGCGTTCAACACGTACGACAAAGAGACGAACCCGAACCCCGAGTATCCGAACGTGACCGACATGAAAAACGCGAACGGATGGCTCAGTGACAGTCCAATCCCGTCGAACGCGTTGAGCAACGCCATCATGGACTTCCGCAAGGCACGGTCGGCGTACTTCCGCAAGGCCGACTACGAGAAGCATCGTCCCCGTTTCGCCTCAAGGAACGACAACATCCAATCGTTTCGCAACACCATGCCCATACGCCGCATGGATGGCAACCGGTACCCGTTGTCCAAGAAGCTCGGTTCGGTGCGCATCCGCAAACGCGACCGACTACGCTATCCAATCGAATCATTGTCCAGCTGGACGGTGAAGCGTGAGAACCGGACGTACTATCTGGTGCTCCTGTTCGACGTGGACGTCCGGCCGAAACCCCCAGCGGAAGGATGCATCGGCATCGACTTGGGCGTCAAGGACTTTCTCACGCTCAGCACGGGCGAGAAAATCAACTACCCGACACGACTTCGAGATTTAGAAGAAAAAGTGAAGCGCGAACAACGCCGACTGTCGCACAGGAAGAAAGGGGCAAGCAACTACATCAGGCAAAAGCAAAAGCTCGCCAAAGCCTACGCGAAGCTCCGTCACTACCGCGACGACTTCCAGCACCAACTGTCCCACAGGCTGATCGAAGAGAACCAATTCATCGGCATGGAGACCCTGATGGTGCGGAACATGACGCGAAAGGCGAGGGAAAGACTAGATGCAGATGGCAAGCCGATGCGCAACGGTCAGGCGCGCAAACGCGCGATGAACCGTTCCATACTCCGCGACGGGTGGAGCGGCCTCGTGGACAAGCTGTCCTATAAGGCGGAATGGTACGGACGCGCCCTTATCCGGGTGGACAGATTCTACCCCAGTTCCAAACTCTGCCACGAGTGTGGATACAAGTACCAGAGGCTGCGGCTGTCTGAACGCGAATGGGTGTGCGGGCATTGCGGCACCCTGCACGATCGCGATGTGAACGCCGCCCTGAATATCAGGGATGAGGCGCTTCGACTCAACGGAAGCGGGGAATAACGACAAAAGAGGAACCGACCGACAATCGGGGATAGCCTGCTCAATATGGGAAGCCTCTGACATCAGGCGCGCAAGCCAAGTGCCAAGCACGCCCAGTTCGCAGGAATCCCGTGATTTTCAATCACGGGAGTGTCAAATCAGTAGACGGTTCAACCTTGACAGTCTCACGCTTGACAGTCTTGCGCTTCTTTACAGGTTTGACAGTCTCACGCCTGGCGCTCACATCATCCCGTGAGCCGATCATGGTAGCCGATTGAGCATACTCAGACGTCCAATCATTCGTGCAATCCACACCACCACGTATCGGGCAAATAATCGTTCCGAACGGGAACTGATCGTCAACCGTCTCAGCAGAGCAGATAATAACCGGCTTTACAGGCGTGAGCATAGACAACACCACAGTTTCGGAACCGCGTGCCACGCCCTTGAGCGCATCCATGAAATATTTCCTATTCAAATGAATAATACGGTACCGTTCACCGCGCACGTCAACAACCGCATTCACGGCCGCAACCGCGTCATCCTTGTCACCACCATGGAACCACATGACGTTCTGCTTACTATCGAACTCGACCACAATGGCCGGATTCTCGCACTTGGCCGCGCCATGGCTAGCAATGTCAAGCGCTTTAACAACATCCTTAACATTAGCCGTGATCGTAATATTAGATTCCTCAACCCGGTGGAACAGACGCTGTATAGCCGGTGGTTCATGATCGGAACCAAGCGCATAGAACAGAATGTTCGGTGCGCAATGGAAACGAACATAATTGTTCTTACCGTTCGTAACAACATCCATGTCGAACGAACCGGCATCCGCGCGACGCTTAGTCAACAGACCCGACAGTGTGGAATTTGAAATCAGCGCGTGAACATCCGCTTCCAACGGTTCCACATCAATCTCACGGTACGTAGCGCGAAAACGATCGGTAGCTCCAACAGTCAACTTGTTGGAACCCTTGGAACCTTGCAACCAAACGCATTGCAGAATAGAATGATGCTTATCGTTTCGCGCAATGACGGTTGCCGTATGCAGAACGTTCAGCATCGCAGTAGCATCCTTGACGTGAACCGTATGAACATGTTCCAACACGGGGGCCGGAATATCATCGGTACGAAGCTGAGCCGGACGCTTGACGCTTCCTAGCAGAGTTTCCCAAGAGCCGTTAACCATGACGCCGTGAACGCCGTCATGCTGATCGGTTTGTGCCTGGACAATAATGTTTTCAAAGAACTCAACGTTCAATGTGGTTCCATTGTTCCAAACGAACGGGGGAACACCCTTGTTCTTGGTTGCCGCCCGATCACTTTGCGCGGCGAGCTTCTTCACAATGCGGGATTCCATTGCGGAGAGAGCGGAAAAATCAACAGTAATCTTAGTGTTGCTCATTTTAGGTCATTTCCTTATCTAATGTAATCGGCTACAGTCTGTAGCCTGTATGTGTACCCATTATCGAATACCATTGGTATGTTTGTCAAGATTATCGGCGTGTCGCAAACGTGGGGTTTACCACACACCACTGGCGTATATTCAGTTATGTTCTTCCACGAAAATGGATGGAACGGACGCGGCCTGTAGCAAGTCGTCTACAATGCCGCTAATCACATCGGAATAAACGCGGCCACGAAAATCCGCAACAGTCGGCCACCATGCCGCATTCTCATACGTAAGACATGCAGAGCTGTCGGGCGATACCGTCATAAACACATAACGACTGTTGATCAGCTTGGCTACAATTATTTGAGATTCATCGTCAGTCAGCTCACGCCACACGTCTACAATAGGCTTACCAACGCGGCCGCGTTTCGCATACTCACGCCAAATGTCGTGAGCAATACCGCCTAAATCAAGAGTAATCTCAGACTGTTCGGCCGCACGGTTCTTAGGCGGTAGCATGGAATATTCCCGCACGTCGGCAACAACCCGGCTTATCGCGTCTTCAACCTGTTTGAAGCTACCGCCAAACTTTACTAGCGTCTGCATGGAATGCGCATCATAGTAGAATAATCCATGCCGATGCCATGGGCTAGCCGTAAGATACAGAGTACGATCATTACGCATTTCAACCGCTATAGCGTCAAACCCGTCTTCATCCTGTGTCACATACATTGACGTGACATTGCATGATTCCGTACCATAGTCGGGGTATGCGTTGCATATTTCTTCCAAGATGCCCGACAGGCACAATCCGTTCTCGGAATATACAGGGGCATCGGTGTCCATATCAATTGCGTAGGTCATTGTGTTTCCTTTCGTTTCGGCGTCGTAAACGCCTGTACTAACGTACTGTTGTGTGCGCATGTTCCGGCTTCGGAACATTCCACACCCCAAAGCCGTGAGAGGAACAAGGCCCCCAACCCCAACGAATCGGGGGCCTGTAGAAGAATTAGCAAACGTAGCCGTGTGCGTATGCGTTCATATCGCATTGCGCGGCAATTCCCTTAAGTTCATCGCCCATGGAATCCCACACCTTAGGGAACACGCAAAAGCGTAGAAGCCTATCGTAAGCAATCACATTTTCATCGGACGACAACGCTTCCATATAGGTCACATCAGTGGCCCAAAATATCCAATCCGCTTCATATGGCGTGCAATGAGCAAGCCATTCAGCAACGTTTTCGCGCGCATACTCAAGGCTAGTTTCATCGTCATGCATATCGGCAACAAAACAAGTCATGTCATAGCCGTCTAAGTCGGATGCTGTGGCGCTCAAGCAAACTTGATTTTCCAACCATCCAAACGAATCAGTATCGGGCGTAAGCGTTTCCAACGTGTTGAGAATTTCTTTCTTAACGATGTCTTCGTAAGGTGAACCTATATCAACGAGAATTGTGTTCGCTGTACTCCATACCCATCTAGTGTAGCCGTCCAACCATTCCGCGTTAGTAGAGAGCCATGCAACGACATCGTTGAGCGTCGTATCGTAGCCGTTCCATGTGAACTCACCTGAAACTGGTTCAGGTCGCCCCACGTTGAAATATATGCTACGATCCCGTTGCCGGACGGTTCCACGTACACGGTACGATTTTTGATGCTGTGGAAACGCTTATTCACGTTTTTGGAAAATTCCGCCCAATTAACGGACGTGATCGGGGCATCCATTTTGAGAGTTGTCATTTTAGTATCCTTAAAAGTAGTTGGCTACGATGGTAGCCGCGTATGATTATTGTTGCATACCATTGGTATGCTAGTCAAGTGTTCGGCGTGTCACCATACGCTATTTGAGAACCATAAACGTCGCGCACTGAGCCGCGTCCGTAACCATGGCGGCAACAACCTTTATAGCCGCCATATAGTCCGCGTATGAACGCACTGACACTAAGGCCATTGCGTCGCATTCTGTAGTACCGTCCGCTAGCGTCGCAACATCATCCGCTAGCAAGACGTCCGTAAACCCGGCCTGTGGCGTCACTGTCACAGTATGGCGATTAGATAGCCGGACTATAAGCGCGGCCATGCCGTCCGTAGTCTGTACAGTGGTAACGCTGTCTACAGGCGCGGCCACACGGGATTTTACAGCGTCGGCAAAAGTTGCCATGTCAAGCATACGCATGGCTACCACCTTGCAACCTCACTGCCGGACGCATACAGGTACGTGCCTGTACCGATGCCGTTGCCGTCCGTATGCGCATCCCACACACACAGCCCGACGCTACTAGAGCCGTCTTCATAGACGCAATGGGGAACCGATGCCAAGGGCAACACTGCCGCACATATGATAATTACGATAATTGCAGACCACAGCCGCACAATTTGATTACGCATTTTGATACATCCTTGCTTAGATTGATGGGATTGGGTAGGATGGGGCCACGCCGATCAGCGTGGCCCCGGACGTGTGTCACCACACATAGCCGTCATACGGCTCGAAGTCTTCCCCGAACGTTTCCCTGTGTGCGTTCGCGTAGGCTTCTATGAACGCTTGGGGTGTGGCCCCAACCATTTCGGCGCTTAGCGCGTCGCGTAGCGTGTCATCCATAAGATGCACAGCCGGTTCATAATCTTGCGTGACGCCATTCACGTCCCGGAAAACAGGCGGTAGCGCCGCCTGGTCTACCAAGACGGCGACAATGCCGCTGATAATGTCGCTGTATTGTGGCGTGTCGTAAATGATCGGCTCGAAATTGTCGCCGTGGATGAAATCGCCGTCATGATCGTACCAAGTGAGGCACTCTGTAAAATTGGCGTCCGGGCGTCCTGTCACGACACGCCCGTTGGACAGCTCTACCGTGATCATGTCAGAGCCGTCCCTGTCTTGCGACACGGTCACGTCTACGATCCGGCTTTCAGCCGTACCGTAGTCCGCATACGCGGCACGGATATCGGCGGCGATGTGACGCAAGTCGATGCCGTCCCTGTCGTCGCACGGGTCCCCCACGCAAGCGCGCGTGTTGCGTGCAATGGTGTGCGCACGCCCCTTATTGATGATGCGCGTCACGCTCTCTTCGGGCGAACGCTTCGGCGCGTCCGGCTCTTCAATCTCACGCATCTCATAGCCGACGTGGTACAGGAATTTTACTATGGCCACGTCGCCCAATGGCACGGCGCGAAGAATGTCGTGCAGCGCGTCACGCGCCTCACTGCAATCTTCATACACATGCGTATGACGGTAGCCGGATGCCGCCACCACGTCAGTGGTGACGGTGATGTCACCATACTCGTCCGTGCTCACGTCCACGGTGAGAGTAGTCTGGGTATCCATATCGATGATGTAGGTCATTTTGGTTTCCTTACTTTTCGGCGCCGTCGGACGCCTGTCGGACACATACGATCGTATGCGTATGCCCCAAATTCGAGACATTCCACACCCCAAATTTGGTAAGAGAATGGGGCCACGTTGCCGTGGCCCCTACGATGGTCAGATAGACGGCCCCCAGTAAACAGTGGACCCGTCGGATTCAACCCTGTAACATGCAATCTCGTCGTCCCCCCACGCTGTACCGTGGTGGACATCGAACGCCATGCTGAACACGCTGTACTCACAACCGATGTAATCCGTCGGATCGTTGACGGCCATGCTGTACAGGTCTTCCAACGCCTCACGCCTAGAGTCGTATACACGACCGCCGTCACATGAATAGTCGTCCGCGTCTGTCACAAAGTACAGTTCGGTATTGTCAACCATGTCGGGCGTGAGCGCGCTGAGGTACTCAGCAATATTGTAGATACGCATTTCTTATACTTCCTTTGCAGTAGTTTCGGCGCCGTCGGACGCCTGTAGGATGCGCATGGATGCGCACTAGTCCCGGTTACGGAACATTCCACATTCCAAAACCGGTAGGTAAATAGGGGGACGTGGCGTGTGATACACCACGCCCCCGAAGTCTATTTACGGGATCAACCGAGGTTGATCGTAGGAAGCAGAAGACATGAATCATCCTTTCCGCACAGTTCGGCACGTCTGTATTCCTCTCAGTTAGCCGCTCGTGTAAGTATCTTCTAGCCTTGGGCTTGCTTACAGTCGTCGCGTAAAGCGGTACCAGTCCACATATGTGCTTAATACCTCAAACCACCACGTTTAGCGTGGCCGCACCTTTACCCCTCCCACATGCTCTGCGTAGGCACAACAGGGGCGTCGCTTAACGAATATTCACACACACTATTTAATAGTGTTATTCGCGTCCACTGTTCAGTTAGGTAACTTCATTCCCACCTTGTTATCGGGGGTGTTCAGTTGTTTTGTTGATGACATTCACTATACACAGTCCGATAACGGACTGCAAGTGACCCCAATAAAACCCAATCGGCAGAACGGCTCTACGGCGTGTCGCGCAACGCAAAAACATGGCCAAGATAAATAGAACACATGCGTGATACACTACGCAACAGACAATGTCAAGACCAATCTCAAAATGCGGACGCTGCTAAATACCACAGACCACACACCCAAGTCAAGACCTATCCCACAGAATGAGACAACTACGCCCACATGTGCGCGTAGCACCCGCCACGCCACATGTCAACAGCACATCTCAACATACAGATAGGCGCACGTTAAAAACGCACGCCCAAAACAAAATAAAAAAATAAAATAAAATAAAAAATAAATTAAATAATCTTGGCAAGCTTAGACACAGCACAGCCCAAAGCGCTAGAGAGCTGCAAAACGCTACGGAAAGTAGCATTAGCAAGGTCAGAGTCACCACGCTCGAACGACGCGACACGGGACTGATTCCACCCGTCGACACGCTCAGCAATTTGCGCCTGAGTCAATCCTCTTTTAAGCCTAAGTTCACGTAATTTTTTACCGCGCTCAACCGCGGCCGCATTTCTCTCAGTAGTCATATGAAAAGTATAGGGCCGGGGGGTGTCCCCGTCAAAAAAATCCGGGGCCGCTGGCCGTTCTGGTTCTGGCTGTGAATGCTGTGACGGACGGAATCTGAATTCGCGTTTCACTATGTCTGGGAGAGTTTGGAACGATTGGCGACACGCCGAATTTGACAAGCCGTGGCGACGGTTGCTGAGACGCTTATTTTGAGTAATATTGATACCAGAAAACGTGCCGAAATATGAAACAAAAAGTTCTCATATTTCGGCACGCTTCATAATTTCCCACTGTTGTGAAGGGGTCGCCGTAGGGCGCGAAACAAGTGATGATGCCTTCGATACACGGTGGGCGGTTCAGGAAGGACACTGCCAAACAGTCGTCATGTGCTGTTCTAGGGTTGCCGGTGTCCTTCCTTGTATTCTTCAATGTTTGGCGGTGCTCATGGCGTGGTCTTCTTCGCAACGCAAGAAGCGTTTTAACCCCGGTTGGGCTAAAATCCGCGCGAAAATCCTTGAACGTGACGGCCATTCGTGCCGTTGGCCTGTGATGGACGAGTTCGGCTTGTACCATCCGTGTGGCGCTTATGCGAATCAGGTGGATCACAAGCAGCGTGACCCGGTGCATGATGACGATTCGTCTTCTAACTTGTGGTCGCTGTGTGATTACCATCATGCTCAGAAAACTTGGCGCGAGTCCGCTGAAGCGAAAGAGAAGTACAGGAAGCGGCGGGAGGATAACGAATGGTATTCTCATCCCGCATTCGGTCATTGAGTTGTCAGGTTGCCGGTTGTGACCGTCCGGCTGTTGCGCGTGGCATGTGCAAGTCGCATTACAACCGTTGGCAGTATTCGGGTTCGGCGGTTCCTAAGCGGCGTGAACGGTTGTGTTCGTGTTGTGGGAATGCTTTTGAGGTGAAACGGTCGTCTCAACAGTTTTGTTCGGACGTGTGCCGGTTGCGGTATTTTCGCCGTCGTAAGCGTGAGCCTTGGCTTGCTGAGCATCCGCATACGCCGTTGCATGAGCTTCCTGTGGAGCCTGTGGCGGAAGCGACTTCTGTTCCTGCTGAGGTTTTTTCCGAGCGGGATGTGTGGAAGGCTTCGGGCGGCATATGTCATGTGTGTGGGGAACCGGCGTCGCGTGACGTGTATTCGCGTGATGTTGGCGCTCCTTCGTGGCTTGTTCCGCCGAAGCTTGGTGGTTCGCGCACATTGTCGAACAGTGTGATTGTTCATTACCGCTGCTTGGGCCGTCAGGGTTAAGCGGCGTGCATGGTTTTTGTCCCGTCATGGGACGGAAAGGTTGTGCATCATGGCCGGGAACGGGCATAGGAGCGCGAGGAAGCATGAGGGCATGTCGAATGAGATTGTCAACCCGTCCGAGGATGTGGGCGACGATTACGAGTTTGAGGAGTTGGAGCCTATTGGCCCTGATTTGCCGCCTGCTACCGCGTTGAATCTGATCAATGACGAGTGGTCGTTGTTTGTGCGTCAATATTATGAGTCGTTTCGTCGTAGTCCACAGGCACGCAAGCTTCGTTCGCGTTGGGAGTGGAACGAGTTTATTTTGTCGATGGCGATTATGGACAAGAGCATTAAGCGTCGTTCGTATGACGGTTTGGGGCCTGAGCTTCGTCAGCGTTTGAACCAGTATGGTAATACGCCTGAGTCGAAGGTGAAGCTGAAGATTGAGCAGCCTGAAGCGAATGATATGGCTGCTGGCATTCGCGGGTTTGCGATTGTGCCGGTTTCGCAAGCTGATTTCGATGAGCGTGCGGGCGCGGTGATGTGATGCATGATGTGATTCCGCGTTTGTCTCGTGAGGATCGTCAGCGTTCGTTGGGCCGTTTGGCGGTGTGGTGGATTGAGACGTTCACGTTGATTGGCCGTGGTTCGGGTATTGGTCAGCGTGTGTATCATTCGCCTGAGTATTTCCAGTTTATTGTGGATTGTTATGCGCTTGACCGTCATGGGCGGCGTCGTTTTGGTCATGTGTTTTTGTCGCGTCCGAAGGGTTGCAACAAGAGTGGTTTGGCTGCTGAGATCGCGTTGTTTGAAGCGTTTGGCCCGTGCCGGTTTGCTGGCTGGGCGAAGGGTGGCGAAACCTACACGTTTTTGGGTGTGACGTACACGTACCGTAAGGGCGAGCCGTTGGGCCGTCCGGTTAAGGCCCCGCTGGTGACTTGTGTCGCTACTGCCGAGGATCAGACTGGCGAAGTGTATGACACGATTTATTACAACTGTACGGAAGGCTATTTGCGGTTTCTTGAGGGCGACGGCATGGATGCTGGCAAAACCCGTATCGTGTATCCGAAGACTGGTATGGAGATTCGGTTTGTTGCCACGTCTGCGCGTAGCAATGATGGCGGTTTGCAGACGTTTGTGTGTTTTGATGAGGTGCATCAGTACAACAACAAGCGGCTTCGTGACATGCATGACATCATGACTCAGAATTTGACGAAGCGTGGTGTGATGGATGACCCGTGGTATTTGGAGACTACGACCATGTATGCGCCGGGTGAGGATTCTGTGGCTGAGCACGCTTACAAGACCGCTCATGATGTGATGGACGGCCGTTTGAAGGGCTGGGAGGATTTGCTGTTCGATCACCGGTACGCGACGATTTCGCGTGCTGACATGGCGAATCGTGGCAAGTTGGAGACAGCCTTGTACGAGTCGTATGGTTCGGCCATGCGGTCTCCTGACGACCGTGATTACGTGTTTACTCCTGACGGCCGTATGGAGCCGGTTGGCAAGGATGGTCGTACCGAGTCTGGCTGGTCGTTGAAGGATGATGGTGTTGAGCCGGGGCCTTCACGGTTGGGCTGGTGTGATTTGCGCCGTACCGAGAAGAAGATTCTTGATCCGGGTTATGATCCGAACAACGCGCTGAGGTTTTATTTCAACACGTTGGCGTCTGCTAAGGATTCGTGGCTGTCCGAGGACATGGTGCAGTCTCACGCGGCGTACCGGAATGTTGTTGACCGGTATGTGTCTTCCCGCGATTTGATCGGTTTGGACAATGCGTGGCGTGACGTGGTTTCCACGGACGATGAGATCACGCTTGGCTTTGACGGTTCCGTGTCGGACGATTCTACGGCTCTGGTTGGTTGCCGTGTGCGTGACGGCTTGCTGTTTTTGATCAAGATTGAGCAGAAGCCGGACGGCCCGCAAGCTGCTGGCTGGCGTGTTGACCGTGACGCTTTTGACGGTAAGGTTCGGTGGATGTTCGACAACTACAACGTTGTCGGCATGTTTGCGGATACGGACGAGTGGGAGCCGTTTATCGCCCAGTGGGAGAACGATTACGGTTCCCGTTTGAAGGTGTTCCCGCGTTATAACGGCACGCATATCCGGTTCCCGATGAACGGTTACAAGCGTGACGTGATGGCCGAGTTGAAGACCATGTATGCGGCGTTTGGCGAGCCGATGCGTGAGGTTCCTGCCGGTTCGGAACCGGATTTAACGAACATCATGCTGTTTGCTGATCCGCGGCTGCTTGACCATTTCCGCAACGGGCGACGTCGTGATCGTCCTGAGGGGTATTTGGTGTTCAAGGAGACGCCTAATAGTCCTCACAAGATTGATGCGTTGATGGCTGGCTTGTTGGCGTACCGTGCCCGCGACCGTTATTTGGGTGCGGCGGTCGAACAGGAAGAACCGGTGTTCATGCCTATGCGCGTGTGGTGATGGCGACCATGCGGGCTGCTTAATGTTTAGGAGGTTGTTCGCATGGCTGATTTGGTGAGCCTTGTTCCGGGTGACGAGGAGCCGGGCGGCGACGGCATGTTGCTGACCCAGTTGGCGTCCGCGTTGTGTGCGCGTATTCCCACGTTGTGTATGTTGAAGACGTTTTATGACGGTCGTGAGCGTATTCCGTCGAAGAGTATCCCGAAGTCTGCTAACCAGAACGGTTACGCCGTGTATAAGCGGTTTATCGACATTTGCCAGTTGGATTTAGCGAAGGCGATTGCTGACGCGGTGATTTACCGTCAGCGTCCTACGGGGTTCCGTCTGATCGCGGACAAGACGCTTCGTTCGACGGAAGCTGACGACATGTGGGCGGATTGTCGTATGGAACTCAAGTCTCGGCAGATGTTCAGGGATTTGAGCATTTACGGGAATGCGTATGCGATTGTGCATAGCCCGGACGCGCCGTCGTATATTGACGTGTTGTCGCCGTGGGACACGTATGTGTCGGGCGATGAGGATTCCGCTGTCCACTACTCGTATCAGGCCGCTGAGGGCAAGGAGTATTTGGCGCTTTACCGTGTGGTGCGTGACGACAAGGGGCAGGTTACGGGTGTGACGTGTCGTGTTGCCGCCGCCGAAGTGGAGGAGCGCACGATGCTTGCCGAGGGTGACGCCGAGCAGATTTACGCGGTCGCGAACAATGAGGACAACGCGGTTGCCCCTGAGTTTTCGCCCGTGTTTTCGTGGATGGACGTGTCATCGAATGATGATGATTTCCGGTATGCGCGTGAGTGCGCGTCGCTGCCTGTGGTGCGTATTCATGCGCCGGGCGGCATGGGGCAGTTCGAACCGCATATTCCGATGTTGTCTTCGATTGACCAGCAGCGTTTCCAACGTTTCTGCATTCAGGAGCTTCAGGCGTTCAAGCAGCGTGCGGTGAGTATGGGTTCCGCGCCGACTGTGTATCGTGAGCATGATCCGCAAGTGTTGAACGGTCAGGCGAGGGCCGGTGACAAGGTTGATTATTCCGAGATGTTCCAGTCGGGGCCGGACGCCTTGTGGCTTGTGCCGGATGATGCGAAGTTCTGGGAGTCTTCTTCGACGGACATTAACCCGCTGATTACTGCTGTGGCGTCGGATATTAAGCATCTTGCTGCCGCGTCGGGCACGCCGTTGGACATTCTGAGTCCTGATGTGGCGGGTTCCGCTGAGGGCGCCCAGTTGAAGCGTGAGGGACTTGTGTTCAAGGTTGAGGATATGAACGCGCGTGCGAATGACGGGTTTACCCGTATCATGCGCATGGCGTTGGTGTCGTCCGGCCAGTCCGCTGCCGCCGACAACCGGTTTGAGACGGTGTGGAAGCCGATCAATCCGCCGTCACAGTTGGAGCAGGCGCAAGCTGCCCAGTATTCCGAGAACAACCTTCCGTTCAAGACGAATTTGCGTCGCAACTACGGCATGACCGAAATTGAGATCAACGAAACGTTGCAGGATTTGTCGGATACCCAGTTTATCGGCGCTATGGCGCGGGAGAAGGCCATGTTGGACGATGCGGGGCAACAGTACCCGTCTTCGAACCGTGGCACTTCGGGTTTCGGCGTGCATGATTACACGTTCAACGCGGAATACCCGGACGAGCCTACCGAAATGGACATGTCCGAGGATTTGTCGGGCGGTGAGTCGTGACAGGCACGTTGGAGGTCGCGTCGAACGCTTTGGAAACGATGCGTTCCGACTTGTACAAATCGTTTTACGAGTATTCGTCTTCGTTGTGGGATCAGATAACGCCGTCGGATTTTTGGAATGACGGTGTTGTTGAGGGTGTCGCCGCCGCTTCTTCCATGGCCGAGCTTTCCATGGTGGAGCAGGCGCGGCATTTGGGTGTCTCGTATGCGGATGAGACGTTGCGCATGGTTGGTGTCAGTCCGAAGGGCGACGTTGACATGCTGGTGTATCCGCGTTCGAATACCGACCCGTGGCGTGTGAATTTGCGTCCCGCCGCCGCGTACCGTGATGCGGCGGTGAAGGAACCGTCGCTTCGTCCGAAAACGTTCGAGGATGAGGATGGCGCTGCCGCGCGTTGGCGTGAAAGCGCCCGTTCCCGCTTGTTGGACATTGCTGACACGGATACGCACATGTCGGCTACGGACGCGGTGTTGAACCGTTACAACCGTAGCAAGGTGTTGTCGTACCGTCGTGTGCTGCACCCGGAACTGTCCCAGTCGGGTTCGTGCGGCTTGTGTGTCGTTGCCGCCGACCGCTGGTATTCGACATCGAACCTCATGCCGCTGCATTCCCGCTGCAAATGCGGTGTCGCACCGGCAGGTTCGGATTATGATCCCGGTTTCGAGTTGAACCGTGAGGATTTGGAACGTATTTACCAAGAGGCCGGAAGCAAGTTCGGCCGTGATTTGATGGATGTGCGTGTCATGAGTGTGAATAACGGGGAGATTGGCCCCGTTCTTTACATGAGTGACGCGCGTGAGCTTGGCCGCAAGGTTGAGCATTCCGCTTGGGTACGGCCCGACCGTAGGCGGACTAGGGAGCAGTTGCGGAAGATGGTGGAACGGGCGAACGTGTACGAGTCGAAATACCGTGAGGTGTTGTCGTCCGGTAAGCGTGTCCGGTTCCGCCATGATGGGATTCCCCATGTTTTCGCGCCGTCCCCGAATTTGAAACGGGCCTTGAATAGCGTCCGACAGATGCGGATGCAGGCACAAGCAGCGTTGCAAGCTGCATCGTAACAGAGTATGGAGGGGCACGATGCCTACTGAAAACACGGAACCCGTCATGGAGTCCGAGGAAACGCCGGTTGCCGACATGGAAACCGCACCTGTCGAGGAAGAGCGGACGAGCGGGCCTGATTGGAAAGCGCTGTCGCGCAAGCATGAGGATCGTGAGAAGAGCCTGAACGCGAAGCTGGGCAAGCTGCAAACGTCGTTTGACGAGCAGACCGCCGAGCTTCAGAAGGCGCGTCGCGAGTCAGCGATTCTACGCGCTCAGAAGACGCATCCCGCGTTGACTGACGAGATGTTCGAGTTTTGCACGGAATCCGATCCCGAAGCGATTGCTTCGTGGGCGGAACGTGTGGTCAAGACGTTCGGGGTTGGAACCGGCATGGCTGCTGCTCCCGTTGTCACGGCGGAACCGGAAAAGAAGGAACCGTATGGGGATTCTCAGCATTTGTCCGAGAAACTGGCGCGTTCCGACAATTCCGCTGGTAAACCCGCTGACCCGACGAGCCGTGAATCCGCGTACAAGCGGGCGATGGAACGTCAGCGTCAGCGTCAAGTGAAGAAATAGTTGATTCAACGATTTCCAAGGAGGAAACATGGTGCAGGAGATGGTTCACTCCACTGGTTTGACGACCGTGGAGGAAAACAATTCTTGGCGTTTTGGCAACATGCAGGACGGAACCGTTTCGGTGACGCTTGACATGTCGCTGTTTGAGAACGCCGCGAAAGAGAAGAAGGACGAGTATCTGACGGGCGTGTCCGACAAGGCGACGACCGTGTATTTGCGTTCCGGCATTCCGCTGGCGAAGATTACGGCTTCCGGCGAGTACGGCCCGTATGATCCGGAGGCCTCTGATGGCCGTCAGGAGAAGATTGCCGGTCTGCTGGAGTCGATGATCGAGGTGAATATCACGCTGGCGGGCTGGGATGTTGCTGACCCGAACGTTGGTATGCGCTATCGCGGCGACATTGTGAAGGCGAACCTTCCGGTTGCCGTCGATGACGACGCCGTGTGGGGTGGCGATTTCTACGACGTGGAGGACGATGTGGTCACGTACCTGTCTGCCGCTCCCGCCGCCGGAGCTGGGGCCTGACCCCTTCTTTTCTTTTGTTTGACGTTGTGCCCGCCTTGGCGGGTTTTTATTTGTGAGGAGTGTTTTAAATGAGTGGGACTCTGGTAAAAGACATTATGAATCCCGCCGAAGCAACTGGAATTGTGCAGGCGGGTTTTGATTTCGTGAACGGTTTGCTGCCGATGAGCAAGGTGTTCCCGGTGGTGTCCAACGAGGGCAAGGAAGTGGTGAACTGGCATTCTGTGGTGCCGGTGAAGCCGATGGAGACCATGGTGTTCCGTGCTTGGGACGCCGAAGCGGGCCACATGGACACCGAGGTGACATCCGGTGAACAGTACATGGATTTGCTGCCGCTGTCGAAGATGTCGCATATCACGGAAAAGGATGTGATTGCGCATAACGATGATCCGAAGTGGGTTCGTGACAAGGCCGAGGGTCTGTTCGAGAAGCTTGGCCAGCAGGCCGCTATGCGTATCGAGCTTGCCCGTGTCGCCGCGCTGATGGATGCGAAGATCACGCTGGAGAAGGAGAACGGCCTTCAAGTCCAGTACACGTTTGACCGTCCGGAAGACTTGTCCGCGATCACGCCGAAGAAGAAGTGGAACGCCGCTGGCGCTACGCCTGTCACGGATATTGAAACGTGGATCAAGCTGATTGTGAACAATCGTGGCCGTCGTCCGGCTGCTGTGCTGACGACGAGCAAGGTGATTGACGCTCTTCGTACCAACGAGGAAATGATCACCACGTATACCCAGCGTGCGCTCACGGATTCCATGCCGAAGCTTACTGTCCAGCAGGTGATGGAGGTTCTGGCCGGTATCGGCGTATACGATGTGCGCATGATTGACGAAATGTATCAGGAGATTGAAACCAATAACGGTTTCAGTGTTCCGCTTGACATGTCCACGGCCATCCCGGACGGTACGTTCGTCATGTTCCCGGCTTACATGGATACCGACCTTGGTTTCACTGCTTCCGGCCCGACCGCTGAAGCAGCTTCCGGCGATTACGGTATTAACAAGAGCGTGAATGATGGCATGGTGGGCGCGATGCTTCGCCATGACGCTCCTGTGTCTTACGACCTGTGGGCGAACGGCACTATGATGCCGGTTCTTCAGGAAGCTGTTTCTACGGCCAAGGCTTCTGTGCTCTGACAAGGGGGTGACGCGGTATGGCGGTGAATGTCGATCAGATTGACTGGGTTGAGTGGATGCGCATTTATGCGTTGGACGACCCGGATTTGTTCACGGAACGCTACCCGGTGGAATGGGTGTGCGCGATGTGCCGTATCGCGTCTCGCATGGCGCTGACGGAAGCGTTCGAAGCGCAAACCCGTTTAGACGATGGAACGCTCAGTGAGGAAACGTTCGCTTACGTGTGCTGCATGATGGTGCTCAGGGTTGTCCGTTACAGGCGGTTCAAGTCCGAGTCAAACGGCACGTACACGTACACGAACGCCGACCCGTTGCCGAACGATCCGGGCAAGGATGCGTCACCGAACTTGTATTTAAGCAAGAGGGAGAAAACCTTGTTGCAGGGATACTTGGACGGTCACGGCCCGATGGGTACGGTTCATACCGGACTTGATCGCATGTACGGGATGTGATGCGTATGGATTTGTCACGGTTGTACGATGGTGTTTCCCCCGCCGAACTTGGCGGGGGTTTCCTGTATGACGGCGTGGATTTGGATTGCAAGGGGCCGGAACAGTTGTTTGATTCCGACTATGTGGTGGTTGTTCCCCGCAAGGTGGTGCAGACCGCTCACGGCGGCAAGTATGTGCAGAGCGGCGATCCCGTCAAGGTGATTTGCTCTGTGGAAGGCCGCGCCCAGCAAGCGGGCATGTTTTCCATTTCCGGCGCTGAGGACAAGAGTCCTTCCGGCCAGGAGGGCGGCGGTTTGCAGGAGGTCACTCCTTTGCAGATCATTGCGCGACAGTGGCCGGGCGACATTCATTCGCGTGTCTGGTACAAGGGCGACTGGTACGACACTGACGGTTCTCCCGTATACCGTCCTTCAGGTTCGAAACTGTCCAACCATTACGAGGTGCGTTGCCGTCGTGTGGTTGTGGGCGGCATGGTTCGTGACGGCGGCATACCGGAACCCGCATGGGTTGAAACAGTAGGGGGACGATGATGGGTTACGTGAAAATCAATGAGAATGTCGGACGTGACATTGCGATCATGTTCGGCCCCGAATTGACGGGCGAGCTTGCAGAGAAGGGCGCGGCTAAGCTTCGTGCCGCTGTGCTGGCGAAGGCCGCTGACCCCACGGTGGGAACGGTGGTTGGTGCCAATCTTGCCGACAACGTGCATGTGGAGTCGCGCATGACTGGCTGGCATCACCAGATCGTTCTTTCCGTTACTGGCCGTCGTGGAACGGAAGTCGCGTCTCATCTTGAGTTCGGCTACGTGAACTATTGGGCGAAACGGTATTTGCGCGGTATGCATGTGATGCCCGAAGTGGCGTCCTCGTTGAAGTTGTGAGGTTTTGATGGACAATATTTTCGAAACTCTCGCGATTGATGTGAGGGATGCAATCGACGCGGAACAGCTCATTTTCGACTTGGTTGAACGCACGTACCCGTGCGAAGGCTTCGAGGATGTGAGCTTGTATACGTATATGGATTTGGATACGACCGCCATGGCCGACCAAGGGCGTGTGATCCTGTTTCAGGTCACGTCGCCACAGCAGATCAACCGCATGTTCTGGAAGTTCACGGTGTCTTTCACCGTCCTTGGCGCTACGGGCAATGGTGTGGACGTGTTGGCCCGCGACTTGTACCGGCGTGTGAAGCATTGGCCTTTGGAAGAGGGTACTGATGCTGGATCGTTGGGCAAGATTGTGGATATTGATGCGCCCCGCCGTTTTTCGGACGCGAAGGAGAACGCTGGCAAGAGCGTGAGCGAGTACGCATTCGACGTGACGTTTACTGCCAGAGACCCTTATTAATTTCAGTCACTTCTATTTATTCAGGCCCTTCCCGATGTCGGGGAGGGTTTTTGTTTTACCTGTTCCTTTAGGAGGGAATGATTATGGCTATCAATAACAAGGCTTTGATGCAGGCGGCGCGTGGAACGCTGTTTACGGCTCCCGCTGGTACGGCGCTGCCGACTGGCGGCGTGTCCAAGTTCCTGTTGAACGCGGGAGAGATTGAGGTTAGTCCCGATCTGGAGGGCGCCAAGTGGGAGAATCTTGGCCACACGTCCAATTCGAACCGTCTAAGCTTCTCGAAGGAGGGCGGCGACACTACGAGCATGGCTACGTGGCTGTCTTCTTCCGCTAAGACGAAGAAGGAGCCTTCCACGCTTACCGTGTCGGGCGCTTCCGCTCAGGTTGACAAGGCGACGATCAAGAAGATTACGGGCGGCTGGGACAACACTTCGGGCGGCGGCGTGGTTGTGCCGATCGATTCCGAGGTGCAGCAGACCGCTCTGTTCATTCTCGCTTACGACGATACGGACAAGCTGAGCTTCGGCATGTATCTGCCGGAAACCGATTTCTCTTACGACACGCTTGATTTTTCTGGTGAGGATTTCATCGAGATCAGCTTCCAAGCTGTCGTGAAGAGCACCGATACGCTTCCGAAGGGGCCGAACGGTGAACTTGGCGGTTACTGCATTTTCTCCCCGGAAGATTTTAAGGCGGCTCCCGCCGTTTGAGCTCAGGCGTAACCCCTCTTTTAGATTGTCCCGCTCGCACGCGCCTATCCGTGCGGGCGGGATTCCCTTCACTTTGGACTAGGTAGGCGATTTGGTTTCAAGGATAGGCGTGAAACGATGACTGAAAATATTGAAAACGTTGAGAATGTTGAGAACACGGGCGGCGAGTTTCCGGCCACGTTGGAAGAGCTGATCGAGAAAACCCCGGTGTTGGAGGGTTTCCCGATGATGGTTGTTCCGGGCAAGTTGAAGCCGAAGCAGTCCGCTGATTTCCTTGTGTTGGAAACGGTGGTTGAGGACACGCTCGCGAAGCTTGACATTGAGAAGGAGCCGGTTCAGCAGGCGATCCGCATGGGCTATGTGGTGGAGGTTGCCGACGAATTCTTTACGAAGATCGTGAAGGACAAGAAGGCGTATGAGCGTTGGGCTGAGGGCAAGCCCGCCGCCGACCTTGCGGCCGCGTATTTGACGCTGTGCGCGTTCTACAAGATTGAACTGGGAAAATCCGCTCTCTCCTCGACACGTACAGGAAATGCCGAGTAGAGCTGACTGCTGATTTCCGCCGTTTTTACGGGTTGAACTTGCCTGACGCCTTCGACACTGAGGACGGCACGTTCTTGTTCAACTTGATGGTGGGGTTGGCTGGTTATGAGGGCGGCTTGTACCGCGCGTGGGTGATGGCCCATCCCGACCCGGACACCGATGTGGGCGAACCGGCTGGGGACGAGTCGCGGCGTTTGTCGTTCTATGGCTATTCCCAGAACACGGGCTTGTTGATGGAGATTAACAATTGGGTTGGCCGTTTGGCCACGTCGATGCTGGTGGACGAACACGGCAAGCGGGTGGAGTTCCATCCGATTTTACCGCCCAGCATGAGTGATGGAGAAGAAGGGCCGGTGGTGAAGGCCGCGACGTTTGAGAACGCCCGCGACTTTTTCGGCGGCTAGTCTGGCAAGGAGAGCGTGATGGTTTTGTACACTGCCGGTGAAGTTGGTATCAATATTCGTCCTGATACTCGTGGTTTCGGTGCCGAGTTGCGCCGGAAGCTGGCGAAGTACGGCGACATTACGCTCCCTGTCAATTTTGATGCTGACGATAACGCGGCGTATGCGACGTACCGGCGTTGGGAGGGGCGTGAGGTTGACGTTCCGGTCAATTTCAAGACCGATCCGAACTCGGCCCGCGCGTATTTGGCTCAGCAGAAGAAGCTTCGTGAAGCTGCCGAGGAGCCGATTCGTCCCGATTTTGATTTGCATGGTGTGGAAGCGAAGCAGAAGGCGTTGCAGAAGTATATCGCTTCCATGTCCGACCAGTTGAAGAAGCAGCAGGCCGATTATCAGCAGGTCACGTCGCATGTGGAGGAGCTTGTCGCCGCCGAGGAGAAGGCGCGGAAGGTCAATGAGCAGGCTTCGAGGGCGCGTAAGGCCGGTTTGGATGATGCTGAGCGCAAGTATTTGGAAGCGGGCCGTCAGGTTGATTCGCTCAATGAGCGTCTGAAGGATTTGAAGAAGACCCGTGATGAGCTTCGTTACCGCAAGTCGGATGATGCGCGTAATGAGCTTCAGTCTGTCCGCTCCCAGATTGATCAGGTTACGACGAGTTTGAGGAACGCGAAGAATGAGAGGAATTCGGCGTTCCGTGAGTTCCGCCGTCTGGAGAAGGAACAGTCGAAGCTTACGGCGTCTGAGGACGGCAAGCTGTATGATGTTGCTACCCAGAAGTTGAAGGCCGCTCAGAAGCAGCAGGCGCGTTACGCGAAGGCTGTGGCGAACACTGAGGATTCGTTGAAGTCGGCGCGTAAGAGTTTGCGCGACTATACCGCACAGTTGAAGTCGAACGAAGCTCAAGAGGTGCGCGTGTGGGAAGCGCGTGAGAAGGCTCTTGATCAGCTTGCGGGCATGGAGAAGCGTGCGAACGGCGCGAAGAAGGCGATTCGTGACATGTTCCCCATGGGCACGACGGACAAGCAGTATCAGAAGCTTGTCGCTGACGTGAGCAACCGTTTGAACGACATCAACTTCTTGCAGAAGGAGCTTCATTCGGGACGTTTGAACGCGGCCCGTGATGTGAAACTGTTGACGGACAGCTACAAGCAGTTCGACAAGCAGATGCAGAGCATTGACAAGGGTATTGACAAGCTGAGCAAGCCCCTTGAACTTCAGGCTCGTTTGGATGAGATTTCGGGTGTGCGCGAGTCGATTGAGCGTGCTCAGGCGCGTTTGAACGCGGCGCATTTGGATGTTCCGGCTGAAGTGAACTTGACGTATGACAATGCGATCAAGCAGCTTCGTGACCTTGAACAGAAGGTCAAGTTGAACCCGGACAAGGATTGGTCTGATTGGCGTGGTGAGCTTCAGATTGGCGCTGACCTTGACGAGGCTTCCCGCGAGTTGCGCCGTTGGAAGGATCGGCACGAGGAGTTTGAGCTTGATGTTGATTTGCAGTCGAAGCTCGCTTCCGCGCATTTGGCGTATTTGACCCGTCCGCGCACGGTCGAGATTTTCGCGAAGGTGCGTGACACTCAGCTGGGCAAGCTGTTGAACGGTGTCACGTATGGTGCAACCGGTTTGGCGGGCGTTCAGAACAAGTTTGATTCGCTGGTGAATGCGTTTGACAATCTTGACCGCACGGTGCCGCGTATTGCTGCTGTGGGCACGGTGTTGGCTTCTTTGTCTGCTGGCGCGTTGAACTTGTCGGGTTCGATTCTGGGTGTCGGTTCGTCTTTGGTGTCGATGAGCAAGGTTGCGTTGGCCGCTCCCGCCGCTTTGATGGGTGTGGGTGCCGCTGTTGGTGTGGCCATGTACTCGTTCAAAGCGTTCAAGAATGATTTGCAGGACGCGGAAACGGCGTTTACGGGGTTTGGCGACAAGCTTGATGAAGCGTTCAAGGGCAAGGCTCTTCCCGCTACCGTCGAGTTTTTGAACACGGTTGGCGCTGAACTTCAACCGGCGTTGTTGGATTTGGCTGACGCCGAGAGCGAGGTTATCGCCAATCTTGTTGGTGTGGCCACTGCCGCCCATGACGCGGGCTATCTGGCGACGATCATGGATAACACGAATCTGGCGGTCAGGGAACTGTCGCCGGGCCTTGAACACATGGTTGCCGCGTTCTTGAACCTTAGTGACTTGTCGAGCCAGTATCTGCCGCGTGCCGCCCGCTATGTTAGCGATTTGGCGTCCGGCTGGGCTGACTGGGTGAACCGTGCGCGTGAGACTGGCGCGGTTGAGGACGCTCTTGAACAGGTCATTGAACAGGCTGGGTATTTGAAGAACACCGTCAAGTCGGTGATCAGCATTTTCTCTGGCTTGTATTCGGCTATCGCGATCAACCAGAACGGTATTGAACAGTTCTCGCACGCGGTGGGCAATGTGGCTGACGCGGTTAATAGCGTCCGTTTTCAAGAGACGTTGAAAACGTGGTCTGCTGCCGCGCTGGTCACGAAGGACACGGTGCGTGACTCGTTCAGTTCGATGGGTGACGCGCTGTATACGGTGCGGGAAACCATTGGTCAGGTGATGGTCAGTTCGGGCGAGGTGATTGCTTCGTTCGGCAAGAATTTGAGCCGTGTGATCAAGGGTTCCGAGTCTGGTTTGCGCACGTTCGCGACTGGTACTGCCGAGAGTTTGACGGCGATGTTTGACGCGCTGGGCGACAATTCGCATGTGATCAACGAGTTGTTGACGATGGTGGGCAAGCTTGCCCGCACGTTCGGCAACACGCTTGCCGCCGCGATTCGTACCGCTTCGCCGCTGCTTCAGGGTTTGGCGAAGACTGCTGGCGCTGTTGCTGATGCGTTCAACGCGCTGCCGGATTCGTTGAAGGGTGGTATTGCGATTTGGGCGACGTTCGGTAGGGCGGCGTCCACGGCCATGACGACGTTGAAAACGTCGATGCTCACGAACATTCAGGACACGCTCCAGTACCAGAAGACCATGGCGTCTTTGGGTATGAGCGCGGATCAGGCGAAAGTGAAGTTCAGCACGCTGGCGGTGGCTATGGCGAAGTTGAACGGCGCTGACGTGGTGAGTTCGTTTGGTCAGGCCCGTTCCTCTGTTGACGGTGTGGGCACTTCGGTTGTTGGTTTGAAGGCGAAACTGTCGAATGCGGCGGGTGTCGCCAAGTCGTTCGGTTCAAGTTTGCTGTCCGCGTTCGGTGGGCCTGTTGGCGTGGGCGTGACCGCCGCGTTCGCGGCGATTGCTGCCGCGATTGGCGACTACCAGCACAAGGCTCAGGCTACCGAGTCCGCGAACATGTCGCTGGCTGATTCAATGCGCCGTCTCGCCACGGATGTTGAGGATTCCGCTAGCGTCGTGTCGTCGCTTCGTGACGAACTGTCGGGCATTTGGTCTTCGAACGAGTATGGTCGTGCCGAGGGGCTTGGCGGATGGTTGAACGGTGTCACTGACGAGTTCAAGACCGCCGAGGAAGCCGCCAAGGAGTTTGGCGTGTCTTCCACCGAGTTGACGGACGCGATCATTAATGGCGGTTCGGATTACACGAAGGTTCAGAACCGTGTCAATGGCGCGGTGTCGAAGGCGAAGGACAATTTCGAGGAGTTGAAGAAGGCGGCGTCCGCTAGCGTGTTGGACAAGAGCAGCAAGGACGCGGAAAACGCCCGAAACAAGTACAACAAGTTGTCGAATGCCCAGAAGAAGCTGACGGAAACAACGGGCTTGGTGAGGGAGGAAATGGTCGCGACGGCCATGGATACCGCCAAGTTGAACGGTGTTTCCGAGAAGACGATCCGCACGTATGCGAACATGAACGTGGGTATGCGCACGCTCATGGAGGTTGCTGGCGGTGAAGCGTTGAAGCAGAATGCTTCAGCGAAAGCCCTTGAGCTTAAGAACCAGATTTTGAACAAGGGCGTCAACACGATCCGCAACGCGACGCACGCCGAAGCTTCCTACTATGAAGCGTTGGATTCTACGAAGAGCGCAATCGAGTCGGTCAACCAGATGGCTTCCTACGGGCAGCGTGTTTGGAACGATCAGGCGAAGTCGTTTGATTTGACGACTAGCGCGGGCCGTCTTGCCGCTTCCACGATTGATTCGCTGGTGTTGTCCGCTAACGAATGGTTGGACGCTTCGGCTGCTCAGGGCATGTCCGCTGACGCTTTGAATGAACGTTATACGACTCTTCGCAACACGTTGATTGATCAGGCTACCGCGTTGACGGGCAATAGTGAGACGGCTAAAGCGTATGTTGATCAGCTGTTGACGACGCCGGATCACATCAAGACGAAGGTTGACCTTGAGGTTGCTGAGAGCAAGGCGTTGTTGGCTCAGTATGTTGAGACGATGAGCATTTTGTTCCCGGCTGGTCAGCGTGAGGATTTGCGTTCCATAATTCTGAAAATGGTTATGGAGGGCAAGACTCCCGAAGAGATCATGCAGGCGGTGCAGAAGGCTACCGAGGGCAAGTACACGGTCGTGATCAACTCTGACGGTAAACCGGCCATGGTCGAGACGGAAGCGTTGAAGAAGAAGCTTGAGGAAACGGGCGTCAAGATTCCCGCCGAGGTTGATGGCGTCAGCATCTTCGAGAACGTGGAAGGCTTGAAGAAGGAGCTTGAAGGCCAAGGCATCACTTTGAAGGTCAAAGATGACGGTTCCATCCAACTGTTCAAGGATGGGGTGGAACTGGCCAAGAAGGAAGCCGAGAAAGACCCGGCGAAGGTCGAGGTTGATGCGGATACCGACAAGGCGAAGCAGAAGACCGACGAGGTGAAGAAGGAAGCCGAGAAGGAACCGGCCAAGGTTCCGGTTGACGCTGATCCGATTGCGTTTGATTCCACGCTTGAGGAGAAGCGCAATGAAGCCGAGGGCGCGACGTTCAAGGTGTCTTTGGACGCTAACCCGGAACTGTTTGACGGCACTTTGTTCCAGAAGAAGGAAGAAGCCGAGAGTGGCGAGGTGACGATTCCTGTGGATGCCAACACGGAACCGTTTGATTCGGGGGTGCAGGAGCGTTCCGGCCAATCGTTCTTCGAATCATTCATTCCTCTTGCCGCTCTTGCTGGCTTGTTCGATTTCGACAGGGATTCGCGTGCCGGTCAAACGTTCTTGTCGGCGTTTATCCCGTTGGCTGCTCTTGCCGGATTGTTTGACGCTGACAAGAACAGTCGTGCCGGCCAACTGTTCGCGTTGTCGAACATTCCTCTTGGCGCGTTGCCGGGATTGTTTGACGTGGACAAGAACAGTCGTGCCGGTCAACAGTTCGCGTTGTCGAATATTCCGTTGGGTGCAATCACGTCGTCGTTTGATGCGGCAAAGAACGCTCGTGCGGGTAAGACGCTTGGCCAGTCAACAATCGATGTGGACGCGAACACGAGTCCGTTCACACGTTCGGTGAGTGCGTTTAAAGGCAAGACCGTGGCGACGGCGTTCATCGACGTGGTGCAGCGTGTCACGAAGAAAATCTTCGGTGGCGGTGACGGTGAAGGCGAAGCGAACGGTGGCCGTATCTACGGGCCGGGTACGTCCACGTCCGATTCCATTCCTCGCTGGCTGTCCAACGGTGAAATGGTGCTCAAGGCGTCGTCCGTGAGGAAACTTGATGCCGCTTACGGTACGGGTTTCCTTGACGCTTTGAACGCTACGGGAAGCATCAACCAAGCGTTGAACGCGAACGCCGGATCGTATTCGAGTCGTGCCGCGTCTCAACGGTTCGCTTACGCGACGGGCGGGCGCGTCTCTTCGGACGCGGTGAAACTCGAAGTCAACCTTTCACCCGTCATCAACGTGGAAGTGCCGGACGGCGCGAAGAAGGGCGACACGTATGTCACCCAGAATTTCGACCAGAAGATTGTGCGTTCCGACGCTGACCTTCATGTTGCTTCCGCGATTTTGTACCGTAACGCCGCTCGAACGGCGTCGATGGTGGGAAGGTGAAAAGTTGAGGATCGGTTTTGCTGAATTGTCCGCGCCGAATATTCCGACATTGCGTTTGGAGGGCGATACGGCTTCAGACCCGTGCATGTACATCGAACAGGAGGGCGTGCAGGGCTGGTATTCGACGCCGGATTTGAAGGTGTCGTTGACTGAGCGGGGTGATGGTGACGGTGCGCATGATGTGCCGGATTCGGCTGTCGCGTATGCGGCGCGTACCGTCACTCTTCGTGTGTTCGCGTCTGGCCGTGACCGTGACGAAACGTTGGAGCAGTGGCGTCGCTTGTTGATGTTCACGCACCGTCAGGTCACGCTTCGTATCAGGGATTCTCGTACTGATACCGAGTGTGTGGGCATGGTGTCCACGGTGTCTGAGGGCGAGTGGCATGAGGGGTATTTGTTGGGGGATTTGACGGTGGTGTGCGCGAGACCTGAGCGTGTCGCGCATACGCCGTCGGTTCTTTCGTTGATTCCTCATCGTGCGTCTGCTGGCGGTGGCGGTGGCTTAATGTACGGGCCCGGCTACTTTACCGAGTGTGACGTCACCCCGAATGATAGCGAAAGCTACTTGTATCTGTCCACTGTGGGCACGCTTGGCTTGCGTTATCCGTTGACGTATTCGGTGCAGAAACCCACTGCCGGTTCGAACTCGTGTCTGGTGGAGAACCATGGTTCTTCCCGCGCCTACCCGGTTTTTACCTGCTACGGGAACATGCCGGATGGTGTTGACATCGTGTTTCCGGGCGAGAACCTGTGGCTTCGCTGTACCCAACCGGTGTATGGGGAGCCGCTGGTGTTGGATTCGCGGTCTCGTACCGCCACTGTGGGCGGTTTGGACGTGTCGCGCACGCTGGTGTCGCGCGGATTCCCGACTGTTCCGCCGGACGGGATGGTCAATTGTGTGCTTCGTACTACCGGAACCGGCTACGTGAACGTCACGGTTCGTGACACGTACATGTAAGGAGAAAAAATTGGTTACTACCGCGTTGGGCGTGAGCCCGGATTTGAATGACAATGGCGTGACGCCGCTCACGCACCGTCAGGTTTTGGCCGCTATGTACCCGTCTACGGGCATCATGACTGGTCTTGCGGTTACTGGCCGCAACGACCTTACGTATAACGTGTCGGCTGGTGTGGCGGTCACGTCGATTGGTGTGGCTGACGGCAACACTATTTCCTATTGGGAGGGTGGTGTGACGCCGAAGGTGGATGCTGGTGATCCCACGAATCCGCGTATTGATGCGGTGTGGGTTCGTGCGCATAATCTGATCGAGCATAATGATGCTGACAATTTTGTGGTGGTGGGTGTCACTCAGGGTACGGCTAGTGCGAATCCTGTGGCTCCTACGATTCCGGCTGGCGCGTTGCTGTTGGGTACGCGCCGTATGCCCGCTAACGCGACGAACACGAGTAGCGCTACGGCTGTTGAGAACGGCGTGTACGCGGTGCCTCACGGCGCTTCCCTTGGAATGTTGGGCGAGTATTGGTGGCAGGCCGACTTGGTGGGTGCCGACACCTTGAAAAAAGATTACTATGAAATGCCTGTGACGATTACCGTGCCGACGAAAAGGCTTGTCCGCTTGCGTATGGTCGCGTCACTGAGCGCGTACAACACGAACTGGGGCGACCAGTCCAAGCGCACCGAATGGGCTTTCTGCTTCCAGCTGGACGGCAGAGACATCGACCACTCTGGCGCCAATTTTATCGCTCAAGGCTCTTGGGAGACGAAGGAGCATGAATTTATCGCCGAGTGCCCGGCGGGCACCCATACTTTCCGTCTCCGTGCATGGCGCCAAAACGGCGAGAGGCCGTGGTTCCACTATTCGGACGATCAGAGTGTTACGGGCGGTACTGGAGACTTGTGGGTGGGACGCCGTTTCACGATTTATGACGCTGGTGTCGCGGTGGCTGGCAAGACGACGATTGTAAGGTAACTGAGGTGGGCTTGTGGTGTGGAATGCGTATTTGTATGACACGGTGACGGGCGCGTTGGGGCAGAAGATCGACATTCCGGCGTTCAGCTGGTCTGTGAGCGTGTCCGACTCGTCGTTTTCAACGACCCGTGACAAGGGCACTGGCGTGGACGACGTGTCTGGCTTGCAAGTCCCGTGGTCTCAAATCAACGCTTCCACGCCGGAAGCGCGTGCGGCGATGCTGATGCCTTACAAGCGTGGGATAGTGCTGTTTTGGAAGCAGGAGGGTGACGATTCGCTTGGCGTGCCCGTGTTGGCGGGCGCGTTGGGTGTGCGCACGAGTACCCGCAACGATGTGGAGATGCCGTTCGTCAGCATGATGGGCTTGTTGGAGGACAGGTTTTTCGTGCATGAAGACCCGAAGTTCGCTTCGGGGCCGAACCATACGAGCACGGGGTTTTGGGAGTTCAAGAATTTGAGTTGGCGTGCGGTCGCTTGCGAAATTTTGCAGCAGGCGATCAAACGCAAGCCGGGCGGCGCGCTACCAATCGATCTGCCATATCTCGGAGAAAAAGGCACGCATCAGCTGCCGGACGACGGTCAAACTTACGAGCCTCCCAAACCTCCCATTTTGACGGACAAGCAGCCGGACAACATGAGCAAAGAGCAGCGTGAAGCGTATGACAAACGCAAGGACGCCGCCGAGAAACAGTGGGAAGCGGCGAAGGCGCGTTTGGACGGCCGTAGCATTTACCGTGATTTCGACGTGTCTTCCCATTCCGTCGCGGAACTGTTGACAAGCATTAGCAATCAGGACAAGGGGCCGGATTTGCAGTTCAGGCCGTATTTGGCCGACGATCAGCATATACGGTTCCGGTTCGAAGCGGGTTCCGACGCTGACGTGTTCCTGTTGCAGAAGACCCGGTTGAGTTTGAGCAGCGGCCCTTGGGGTGGCACGTTGGAGAACATTCGGGTTGACCGCGCCGCCCCGTACATGCGCGTGTTCGCCACTGGCGCGGGTTCCGATGATGCGACGTTGTGCGCATTTCAACAGGATTTGTCGCTGGTGAGCCGTGCAGACCCGTGGCCGCTTCGTGAGAGCGTGCTGTCGAACAATAATGTGGAGGATTTCCGCACGTTGGATGGTCAGGCGAAGTCGTTGCTGAACGCGACGAACCGTCCGCTCATGCAGGTGCGTGGCGAGATTTGGGCGGATGATGTGGACGCTTCGGGGTTGCCGTTGCATCCGCTGGGTTCGTTCTGGCCGGGCGAACTGTTTGACGTGGCTATTGACGGGTTCCCGGATTTGCCGGACGGCGTGTATCCGATGCGTTTGATGCAGATGACTGGTGATGAGAGCGCGAAAGTCGAACTGTTGTTTGATGTGGTTGCTGATCCGGTGATGTAAAAGGGGGTTGTGTTGGCTAGGCATTATGAGCTTGCGCCCGATGGTGAGTCTGTCGCCTTGCTGGTGGCTCAGAAGGCGTTGGATACGGCGCGGAATGCGGGTGCGAAACCGTCAGGTACGATTGCGACGCGCAATGCGGATGGTTCTTTGTCGCTGTCGGGCCCGGACGCTGGTGTTGTCGGTTCGGCTCAGTGGGTTGGAGACACGACTGTTCCGGGTGTTCCTACGGGTGTTGAGGTGTCCAGTAGGCGCGGCGTGTTGATCGTTCGTTGGGACGGTACTCTGGGTGGTGGAGTACCCGACGATTTCAGCAATATCACCGTGTACGCTTCGTGGGATGGTTTGGTCGAGCCGGTTACGGTGGGTAGTTTGTCGGCTGCCGGGGAGCTTACGGGCGCTGTCGCGCCGGTGGGCACGGTGGTTTCCGTGTATGCTGTCGCGTTTGATTTGGCGTGTGACGAGTATGGTTGCCCGAATCCGAATATTTCCGAGCGTACTGTCCCCGTGGTGGTCACGATTGAACCTTTGGTGTCTCAGGACGAGTTGGATTCGAAGGCGGATCAGGTGCTTGCTTCTGCTGATGCGGCGGCGAAGCAGCAGATTGCGGTGGTGAACGCGACGATTGCCGCGCATAAGCAGCAGATTGACGCGAATACTGCTGGTGTTGAAGCGGGCAAGCAGTTGGCTCAGGAGGCGAATGATAAGGCTGACGCGAACGCTCAGGCGATTGCGGCCGAGTCTGCCGAGTTGGACGAGTATAAGCAGGCTGCTGACAAGGCTATGGCTGACCTTGACAAGACTGTTGCCGATCAGGGGAGTGTGCTGGACGCTGTTCAGTCTGACGTAAGTCAGGCGAAGCAGGATATTTTGGCGAATGCTACGGCTTCCGCTTCTGCTCAGTCTACGGCGTCTGCTGCTCAGGCCATGGCGTCTCAGGCGGCGAGTACGGCGTCTAGTGCGAAGGATTCTGCTGATGCTGCTGTGGCTACTGCTGATGCGGCGAAGACTGCCGCTCTTGGTTCTGTTTCGGGAACTCAAGTCGAGTATGCGGTGGGCGCGGACAATGTGACGGCTCCTTCTTCCGGTTGGAATACGGTGCAGCCGAATCCTTCGGCCGCTCAGGTGGTGTGGATGCGCACGAAGATTACCCGCGCGAACGGGGACGTGTCGTATTCTTCTCCTACGCCGGTGACTGGCCCGCAAGGTGTGCAAGGCCCGCAGGGTGAGCAGGGTGAGACCGGGCCACAGGGGCCACAAGGTGCCGTGGGGCCGCAAGGCCCTACGGGTGAAACTGGCGCTCAAGGCGTGGGCGTGAGCGCGGTCACCGACTACTACATGCTCTCGCTTAGCGAGCCTTCACAGCCGACGACGAAGAATCCGCCTTCGGGATGGGTTACCGCCGAACCGGAATATGATCGTGCGAAAACCTTGTATACGGCGACGAGAGTGGACTATACGGACGGTTCCTATAGTTGGACGCCCGTTCAGGTTTCCAGCGCGTACAAGGCTTCTCAGGCCGCTGAGACGGCCGCTAGGGACGCGGTGCAGACGGCAACGAACGCGAATACGTTGGCTCAGACGGCGAATCAGACTGCTGAAGCTGCTAAGAGCGAGTCGGCTGACGCGAAGAGTGTTGCCGATGGTGCTTCGGCTACGGCTACTCAGGCGAACGCTACGGCTGTGAGTGCCGCTCAGGCCGCTACCAGTGCGGCGACTAGCGCGAACGAAGCGAAAAGCCAGGCTGCTAGCGCTGCTGGGATTGCGAACGGCAAGGCTGACGTGCTGATTCAGGCGACTGCCCCGTCCGAAGCAATGCGCAAGGACACTACCTTGTGGATTGATACTACTGGTGGCGCGAACACGCCGAAACGGTGGAATGGTTCCGCGTGGGTGGCGGTGACGGACAAGCAGGCCGTGGATGCGGCGACTGCCGCCGCCAATGCCGCTACTGCCGCTCAGCAGGCTCAGACGACGGCTGACAAGGCTGTGGTGGACGCGGCGAATGCTGACGCGAAGGCTGTTGCGGCCGAGCAGAAAGCGTTGGGCGCTCAAACGACGGCTGATAGCAAGAACCGTGTGTTTGCTCAGCTGGGTGATCCTCGTAATGATCCTGAGGTTGCGGCGAAGATCAAGCCGGGCGACATGTGGTGGGAAACCATGTGTTACACCGAGTGGGCGGGCGAGCCTAACAATTCGGAATCGTATTTGTATGTGTGTGACGATGAAATCAGGCACATGTGGATTTGGAACGGTTCCGAGTGGGCTTCGCACACGTTGTACGCGCAGGACGTTCTGGTGAACGGCAGTGTGGTGACAGACTTGCTTGCGGCGAACAGTGTGAGTGCTGAGAAGCTTCAGGCGGGTAGCGTGCAGGCCGACACGATCGCCGCCACAGCGCTCTATGGCAAGGTTGTCAAGGGCGGCGAGTTCCGCACGTCGAACGACCGTCTGGTGATCAACAATACGGGTTTCAACCTGTATGACACTTCGGGTAGTGCGACGATCACGATGAACGCGGCAAGCGGTTCCGCAACGTTCAATGATGTGAGCATCGTGAACGGTGGTATCACGACGCCCGCGATTGCTGGCGGTACGATTACTGGCGCGGATTTCACGCTTACGGATAATGCTGGGCGGCAGATTGGCAAGCTTAACTCTTCCGGTTTCGTGTTTGGTGATTCGTTGTCTTATGCGAAGGTTGATGGCGAGTGGAAGCTGTCGATCAATGGTGCGATACAGTCCGGTGGCGAGATTAGCGGTACGACGATTACGGGCGCGACGATCCAAACCACTGACGGGCGTATGAAGTTCGTCGATGACGGCTTGGTGGCTACCGACCGTGACGGAAAAACGAGCGTGCTGCTTGATACGGAAACCGGGTATCTGTATACGGACGGCGCGATTTTCGCGAACGGTGTGCTTGAAGGCGCTCACGTCCACGGCGGTCTCGTTTCCTCTTCCACGAGCCTTGACATTTTGGACGAGGACGAGACTACCGTGCTCACGTCTTTCCGTAAGAACGGTATTACGGTGCCGGGCGAGAATCCGAACAATTGGGCGAAGCTTGACATTAATCCGGGTTTTGTGTCGCTTACGAGCAAGTATGCGGACGTGAACGAGGATGATGTGACGGTCGTGTCGGACACTCGGTTGGATATGGGCCGTAACGGTATCACCATGAACACGTTGAGGAACACGCTTGAGATGGGTGATGGTGGTATCAGTCTTACGACGGCTGCTGGAACTGTGGTTTCGGGTGTTGGCGGTATCAGTCTTACGACGGCTGCTGGAACTGTGGTTTCGGGTGTTGGCGGTATCAGCATTACTGCTGGTGACGGCAGCAAGATCAGTATTGGTTCGGGTGGTGCTTTGATTCAGACTCGTGATGGCAGCAAGATGACGCTTGGTACGTCGGCTGTCGAACTCAAGCATAAGAGCGGTTTTGGTTTGAGTATTTCTACGGGCGGCTGGTCTTTGGATTGGCCGGGTAATCATAAGATTGCTACCGGCCCCAAGGCTGGTGCTTTGTATATCGACGGTAAGGAAATTCGTACGGTTTAAGGGGGTGCCGAATGAATATTAGCGTGGAAGATGTGGTGGATTCGCTTGTGCGTCAGATTGGCGAGCAGGCGAAGCGTATCGCCGTGTTGGAAGCCCAGATCAAGGCTTTACGCGCTGACGAGTCTCAGGAGACTGTATGACGAGTACCGATATCGTGTCGATTGTTGTTGCTGTGGTGGGCTGTGATGCTTTGTGGAAGGCGGTTCAGTGGGTGCTTGAGCGTAGGTCGCGCACCGTTAAGCGTGAGGAGATGCATGAGCTGGTCGAACAGATCGGGCGCAACACCAAGAGCTTGCATGAATTGCAGTCTGACCTTAAAGAGCATGAGATTCTGACACTCAGGCAGCTACTGTTCAAGCGCCCGCATTCCCGCGCACAGCAGGAGCACATGCTGGAAGCCGGTAAAAGGTATCTGCAAGTCGGCGGCAACGGCGCCGGCAAGCTCAGGTATCGACAGCTCACGGACGACTATAAGCGCCGTCTTTCCGACGACGATTGGCAATATTAAGGAGGTAAGCATGGAGATTGAGCCATTGGCCACGAACCGCGATATCGCACTGTTGGAGGCACGCATCGGTATGCTCACCGAACGCCTCGCACACGCTAGTGAGGAGGAATCATGATCGCGCTGCGTAATTTGATGCCCAATCCTAAGCCCGCGTCTACTAGCGGGTTTATTCCTAAGAGGGGCGAGAATGATATGCAAATGGAGTATGTGGAGAATAGTACCACTGACGCTTATATCCTGTTGACTGCAATAAATGACTTGAGTGATAAATACTGCCGTTACGATGTGGGTGTGTTGCCTGCTGGCTCGTACGTGTATGCCGCGCATGTGGTGTGTGAAGAGCAGCGGCTGGATGTGTTGCGTGTGATCGCAGTAGATGATAATGGCAGGGAGCGCGAGCTGGCCAACGTTCGCTATGACAGTGGTCAGGGCGTGTATACAGTGCCGTTCGCGTTGAGTGAGCCTACGCGCATACGACTGCGTATCCAAGCGCCCAACACTGCGGGTAGGACTGCGAATTATCGTCGGCTGATCGTATGCAAGGCTGAAGATTATCAGGAGGTCGTGCAGCTGTACGAGCGTGGCGTGCTCCAGTTCCCGTGGTTTGACGGGGATACTATGCCAATACGGTGTGCAATCAGATGAAGCTGTGCTTATGACAGGGACGGAAGTCATAGCGATCATCCTCAGCGTCGCCGGGTGCGAAGGCTTGTGGAAGCTGATCCAGTGGTATGCGGAAAGAAAATCGAAGATGGTGCGCAAAAGTGAGATTGATGAGCTGATCAGCCGGTCACTCACTAATAGCAAAGACTTGCGCGCACTGTCTGAGCAGATCGAAAAAAATACCGCTACCTTGGCGTCTGTGCGCACTGATCTGCGCGCTCACGAGCTCAGCTCCTTGCGGCACATGCTTTTCAGCAGCCCGCAAGGGCGCGTCGATCACGAGCACCTGATCGAGGCGGGCAAGCACTATCTTGCTCTCGGCGGTAATGGTGCGGGAAAGATCAGACTCCACCAGCTTGAGGCTGACTATCAGCAGAGGCTCGAAAAAAATGATTGGACGTACTAGACCGCTCTTTTGGGGCGGTCTTTCTTATAGAAAAGGAGAGCCTAGTGTGAAAAATTGGGAAACCTTAGACGCGGACGAGGTCAAGCTGCTTACGCGTCACTATACGGCTGGGCGCGCGGGGCATAAGATCGACAAGATCATCCTGCACCACAACGCCGGCAATCTGTCGATTCAAGGCTGCTGGGATGTGTGGCAGACCAGCGAAGCGTCAGCCCACTATCAGGTGGACTCGAACGGCCGTATCGGCCAGCTTGTCTACGATTCGGACACGGCGTGGCATGCTGGCGACGCATTAGCCAACTACACGGGCATCGGTATCGAGCACGCAGACATCAGCAGCAACCCGTGGCGTATCAGCGACAAATGTTTGGATAATGGCGCGCACTTGGTCGCCGCCTTGTGCCGCTACTACAAGCTGGGACGACCGCAGTACGGCAAAAACGTGTTTTTCCACCGTGATTTTTGCGCGACCGAATGCCCGGCGTCCATAGCCGGCTCGCAGCGGGACGCGTATTTCAAGCGCGCCGGCGAATGGTACGACGCCATGCAAGCCGGCAAAACCAACATCAACACACAGCAAGGAGACGACGACATGGTAACGACTCAGGATATGGAAAAGATTGCGAAGCTTACTGCTGATAAAGTTTGGCTGCATAAGCTTCCTTCCGGCGCTGTCGCCCGCGACATGATTAGCCCCGCGTGCCAGAATGCTTTCTGGCTTCGTGATCATGGTGTCCCGAACATCATGAACCGTGTGGCTGTGTGCGAGACGAAGGTGACGGCCATGGAGACCGCCATGAACGCTCTTGCGAAGAGTGTGGGCGCGAATCCGGCTGACATTGCGAAGATTGTCGAGGACGCGGTGAAGAACAAGCTGGACGAAATCGATATTCAGATTACTGCCACGCCGAAGGCTTGAAATGAATCTGATTTCTGAATGGCTTGCCGCCGCTGGCATTCGAGCCGTCAAGACGATGGCTCAGGCGGGACTCGCTGTGCTTGGTACTGGTTTGATCGGCGTGTTGGACGTGGATTGGATGAACGTCATTTCTGTGATGATCATGGCGGGCATCATGAGTCTGCTCACGTCTATCGCTGGCTTGCCGGAAGTTGACAGTGGCGCGCCTTTGTCCGAAGTTTTGGACGGTGAGGAAACCATTGGGCACGCGCGGCACGTCAAGACCTTGACGGAACTGAAAACGGGTGTGTGCACGGACTCGCGCAACGAGCATCCTCGCCTTGTGGACGAAGACGGCGACGAACTACCAGACCAACACCTAGACGACTACGTTTAAGCTTCCCCCTGTTGCAGCCAAGAGCGGCAGGGGGGGTATTTTTAATCTATGTGGTAGAAGTATCACATAGGCGACGGTAAACGGGCGTTCAACGGGCTTGTACACGTTCCCTATGTGATACTTTTATCATTTTCGTGCGGGAAGGGGGAGTGTATGGCTTGTAAGACTAGGAAGAAGAAGACGACTTCGCGCAAGCGTCGCCGCCGCTAAAATCAGATTGTGTTCTCAACCACAAAAGTCAAGTGATCCCCCTGTGCGCTATGCGTGCAGGGGGATTTTTTGCGTTTATAGTGGCGTCCCACTTGACTACTGAGTTGTCTCAGTGGCTTCAGTATAGCATGGAAAACGGTTGTAACGGGCGTTCTCACTCGGTTGGATAAACTATGTTCACTTCGTATCCTTCGGCTGTTAGACGGGCCACTATGTCGCGTATGCGGGTGTTTGCCATTTGCCATCCGTCCGCGTCTTCCACGGGGTGCTGTGCGGCGAACATGTTTTTGTCCCTGTAGTACATGAGCGTGATCGGCTGGTCTTTCGAGCCTTGCTCATGGATTTGTTCCAACGCGGTGCTGATCATCGTTTCGTGTTCGATCATCAGCGCTTCCAATAGTCGCCATGCGGTGTCGGGCGCGGGTTTGCCGTCCGGTTTTTCCCATAGTTTGATTTGCAGCACGCCGATGTCCAACAGGTCGGCCAAGTGTTGCTGTGAGCAGCCGACTGTTTCGCGCTGTAGTTTGAACGCGGCTGGTGTGTGTTTCATGATGCTTCTTCTTTCTTTCGGGTTGCATCATTGATTGTATTGGTATGTGAAAACCCCGGTGGTTGGCCGGGGTTTGTTATTTATCGACGCATTCAATGGTTGAGCTTCTATTATATCGTATTGCGGGCCGGAATGATAGCGTTTTGTAGGCGAATATCATGGCATCAACGGCTTCTGCCACGGCTTGCGATCAGATTCAAGCTTATGGGCGATACATCTACGCGCCCAAGCTTCTACTGCACGGTTTTCTTCATCGTCGCCAAGCATGAGCAGCCACTTCGCGGGAATATTGCGCTGAATGTCGGCCTTACGGATGCATTTGATCAATCCGGCTTCTTCGAGCTTCTTTGCGGTAACGCTCAACCGTCGAATCGCGCTCTTCATGTTCTTTTCAGAAAGACGCTGCATCCCGCCTTCCTTGAAAATCTCTTGAACTTCCTCGCCACCCGGCAGCCACATGCCGAACTGTCGCGCCGCGTATTCCCAT